GGCAATGTCAGCCTCAAGACCATACAGGCCTTCGTCTGCCGTCACGGCATCATCTGGCCGCCCGGTTGTCGGCGCCGTCTGGAGTGGGGACGAGGTACGACCCACACGCACCGCCTAAACGAAGAACACGCCAACCTGCTGGCGAAGGGACGCATTACGATGGCTGATGCCGCAGCCAAAGGCATCGCCGAAGGGCTGACCGCCAAGGAGACCGCCGAGAAATACGGCTTCAGCGCTCCAGGGATGTATAACGCGGCCGTCCGCCAAGGGCTCAAGTTTATCGCTCACCGCGAGAAGTTCGGCGTGCCTCGCGGTATGCCAAAGTCCCCAAGCGTATGAGCCGCCTGACCAAGTTCATCTTCGCCTCGGACAGCCACGGCGACATGGCCGACCCGGAAAGCCTGTCCGCCCTCTACGAGTTCACGAAGGACTTCAAGCCAGACCTAAAGATCGCGGGCGGTGACCATTATGACTTCCGTTCGCTCCGCAAGGGCGTGGGCTCCGATAAGGAAGGCGCCGAATCCCTGCAGCTCGACATCGAGGCCGGCGAGCAGTTCTTCGCCCGCTGGAAGCCCGACGTCTACCTTTGGGGCAACCATGAACACCGACTAGACACGATGCAGGGCCACGGACAGGCCATCGTCCGAGACTATTGCACCGACCTGAAGGCCCGCATCAACCGCGTCGCTCGACAGAACGGGGCGAAGGTCATCCTACCATACCACGCCGACAAGGGCGTCTACCGCCTCGGCCCGGTGGCGATGGTCCACGGCTACGCCCACGGCGCCAACGCGACGGTCGTCCAGGGGCTTCACTACGCTCCCTTTGGCGGTGCCCTCATCCACGGCCACACCCACAACCTCGCCAGCATCGCCCTGACCAAGCACGGAGGCGGGAACGCGTTCTCAGCTGGGTGCCTCTGCCGTAAGGACGAGATGGACTACGCGTCCCACCGCCTAGCCACCTCCCGCTGGGGCTCGGGCTTCGTCGCCGGCTTCGTGACCAAGGGCGGCGACTACAAGGCGTGGCTCGTCCACAAGATGGGCGGCGTCTGGATCTGGCAGACCGAACTCAAGACCTTCACCCCATGAAGCGCAAACTCGACCCGCTGCTCGCCGTGGTCATGGCGGCAATCCACCGCAAGCCCGAGGCCGTCCCTCCTGGCTACCATACCATCGACCAATGGGCCAAGCGCTGGGACGTCTCCCGCACGATGGCGACCAAGTATATCCACAAGGCCGTCGACATCGGGCTCATGGAAAAAAAGTCGTTCCTCGTAACTTGCCGGAAGGACGCCCGCCCCTACCCGACCGCCCACTACTGCGAAAAGGCTCGACCAAAGAAACGTTAACCACCTTAGTCCCCAAACCTCCAAGCCATGGAACAACCACCACCTTCCGCCCTAGACGCGGAACGGCATATCCTAGCCGTCTCCATCGCCCAAGGGCTCCCGCTGCCCGACGGCCTCATCCCTTCCGACTTCTTCGAGCCGACCAATCAGGACATCGCCTCCGCGATCGTTGGCCTGACCGAGGAAGGCACGACTCCTGACGAGCTGACGGTCACGCAGCGCCTCCGCGAACTTGGCTCACCTGTCGAGGCCTTCGCCGTCTCGGACCTATCAACGACCGGGCAATTCATCCAGCCGAACAAGGCTTGGAGCGATGCGGTGATTAAAGCCCTTAACCTACGCAAACTGGCAGAACAGGCTCGGGCCGTCCTCAACATCATCGGTGAAGCAGGTGCCGACCCCGAGGCCATTTTCCTCGCCCAAGAGCAACTTGCCAAAAACGCGGCACGGCGCAAGGGCCAGCCGACGAAGGAGACCTCACAGGCCTTCGACTTCCGCACGATGGTCGCCAGCGATAAAGAGCAGGACCCCTCCTGCGTCCTAGGCAACCGCTTCCTCTGCCGTGGCGGTTCCTGCCTCCTCGTCTCGCAGACAGGGGCGGGCAAGTCCGCCCTCGTCACCCACGCAGCCCTGTCCCTCGCCCTCGCTCCTGGGCATGACTTCTTCGGCATCAAGTCCCGCAAGGGTCCGTTGACCTCGGTCATCATTCAATCCGAGAACGACGAGATGGACGTGGCCGAAAGCATCCAAGGGACGCTCGACGGCATGGGCATCGCCCGAGGCTCGCAGATCATCGACCAACTGGCCGACCGCGTCTTCTACTACCGCGAGGCCGTGCGGACAGGCGAGGCTTTCGGGCTGCTCCTCCGTGAGCTCGTGACCCGCCACAAGGCCGACCTAGTCTGGGTCGACCCCATCCTCGGGTTCGCCGGCGTGGACCTTTCCGATCAGGAGGCCGCGTCCCATTTCCTGCGCCACATCATCCAGCCCGTCCTCCAAGACACCGGGGTGGTCCTGTTCTCCGTCCACCACACGACCAAACCCGCCAAGGATAAGTCGAACTCCCTCGCCGACCTCGCCTACGCTGGCTCTGGCTCAGCCGAACTCGCCAATTGGCACCGGGCCGTCATGGTCCTGACCAAAGACCCGACCGCCGAGGGAGCCGATGAGCAGCCGTTCTACACCCTACGCATCCCCAAGCGCGGTGGCCGTGCCGGCCTTAAGGACGACCAAGGCAACTACACCTCCGCCATCCCCCTCCGCCACGCCCGGGAGCAGGGACGCATCGCTTGGGAGCGTAGAACCTCGACCCTAGCCGTCCCACAGGATAGCGTTTCCAGCCCCGCCAAGGGGTCGCCAAGGCGTTTTGCGGTATAGGTTGGTATCCTACCAGCCATAGCAGGTCAGCCCGCCCTCAAACTTCCTACTTGCTGGCCGTAAAACTCTCCCTCAAACATTCCAACTACATTCCAACTACTCTCCTTCTACTATCCCTCCCTACGAGCCACAGAGTAGGGTATGAAACTCCCCATACGCTCCCTTACGGTCGCTGGTCGTTTCATTATCTAACTTCGCACCTCTCGCTAAAAACCCAACCCTATGGATACCCAGCCAACCAACCAAGATAACCCAGCCAGCCTTCCCCAGAAGAAAAAGGGCAAGCCTATCACCAGGCTGACGCGCTATGAACTTACCCGGCTTCGCCAGAAGCTTTGGCGCGAGAAGCATGACGTGATGGAGAAAATCCGAACCTATGCCGTCCAAGTCGCCAAGAAGAAGTTCGACGATGAGGACAAGGAGTTCCGCCAGTATGTTGCGTCGACCATCCCGGATAAGGCCAGCATGGACGAGATCCGTGCCATCGTCGAGGCCGGCAACTTCCTCAACCGAACGTTCAAGAACCCATCAAGGAGCAGAAAGATGCAGATGCGAAACGGCATGAACAGGCTGACGTTCGGCTCCTTCATCGCCCGTTGCCGTCGCCGTGGCTATCTGGTCTTCGAACTGGAGTCCTTCACCTGGACGAACAAGGCCAAGGAAATGAAAGCATAATCTGCTTACGCTGTCCTAAAATCCTTACCAGTGTGCCAGCGTGTTGAAGAAACCCAAGGCACGCAAGCCGATGCCCAAGCCCTCCCGGCCTATGCCGTCGAAGGTCGACAGGGAACGTCAGCGCCGCTTCAACGCGTACCTAAAGCTCTGGCAGAAGATGCAGGACAAGGAGGGAGAGACATCATGCCAGGGCTGAACGGTTTCGACAGGGCCGCGTCCCGCGAGGACTTCGCCCACGCCAAGCGGTTCGACAAGTGGTTCTACTCCTTGCCCGCCATACAGCAGGACAAGTTGCGTGAGGAAGGCGTCGTGCCGTACAAGGAAGCCCGCTCGCCTGACCACGTCTTCCCGGTGTATGAGCGTGCGTCCATCTGGCTGTATGATCCGCGAGAGGACGAGACGCGCACCGAGACCGAGTCGTTCATCTCCCGCGAAACGGTCGGCCGCATCGTGCATGACGTCGTCGACCTGATGGGCTACACGACCGACCCCACCACCCTGCGCCACTGGGAACTTATGCGTGCCGTCCTCCGTGTGCCTGGACATCTCAACGGTCCGCAACTGGCCAAGCTCTTCGGCATCTCCAAGCAAGGCATCAGCATGAAGGCAAAGCAGATGCTGGCCCGGGTGGACAGGCGGCTTGCCATCGCCCGCGGACTGGCACCAGATCCTTCCATTTCTCCCCCTATGCCCCCCGGCAGGAAGTCTACTTGCACCCCCCCTACG